CCAGTCGGTCAGGCGCGTGCCGCTGACCTGCTCCTCCTCGCTCATGCCCTGCTTGAACATGCCGTACTGCTTGCTGAAGCGCTGCTTGTCCTGCGCGCTCGCCGGCCGGTCGATCACGGTGTTCTTGTCGCCGGGGATGATGATGCGCACGCACTCGACGTCATCGAAGATCGCGCGGCCTTGCTCCGCAGTCTTTCCCTCGTTCTTGATGACGCCCATGTAGAAGACGACGAACAGTGATTCGTCGCCAGCGTTCTGCCGCGTGAAGATGGTCGGGTCGCCGTCGTAGGTGTCCATGTAGTTCTCCGGTTGTGGGGTCACTCGGGTGTCGCGAGGTTGGCGTCGGTCTCGACGGTGAGGTTGAAAGCCGCACCACCGATGCGCTGGTTGGCGACCGCAGCGCCGTCGGCGCCGGTGACGGCAATGCCTGTGCTCACCGCGCCCGTGCCCTGGCTCGCGGTCTCATCGACCACGACCGGCGCCGCAGAACTGCCAAAGGTTGCTGCCATGTCGTCCTCCTTCAGGCATCACGCAGGTGATGCAGCGGATGGTTCGGGTCGTCCAGCTCCGAGCGCTTCTCCTGCTTGGGTGCATCGGGATCGGCTGCAGGTTCGTCGCCGTTGTCCGGGTCGGCGGGCATCGAGCGAGCGTCGGCGTCGGCGGGGTCGGGACGCGGAGGTGCCGGGGTATGTCGTGTCATGTGCTTGCTCCAAAAGACCCGGGGCGTGAGCCCCGGGAAGTGGCAACCGCGAAGGGAAGCTCACCAGCAGCCTCCCCATCACGCGGGATCAGGGGCTGATCAGGCGGCCTTGGAACTGCGCGCCGGAGCTGGTGAGGTTGCCGGCCCAGGCGATGATCTGCACCTCGGCGTCTTGGTTGATCGCGTAGCGGCGATTCGGCGCCAGCGGGACCATGTTGCGATCCGCGTGCGGCCGCCAGAACAGGTACTTCGTGTTGAGGAAGTACGCGGTCTTGGCCACCGCATAGCCGCCGATGCCACCGTCGAGCACCACATCGGCGTCCATGTACTTGATCGTCGGGAAGCCGAGCTGGCCCACCTCGGTGCCGGTGAAGCGCTGCTGCGCCTGCAGCGAGGCGAGGTAGATGCCCCACATGAAGTTGTCGACCACGATGAGGTCGGGCCGGTCGGAGCCGCGCACCAGCGACGCCCACATGTCGTTGAAGGCGGCCTGCACGGTGTCCTTCGTGAGCGCGGCACCAGCGGTCGTGGTCTTGCTGCGCCAGAAGGTCCAGGTGGCGCGGTCGATGCCACCGTAGGTGCCGGTCGCGGGGTTCACCGGCACGGCGGCGTTCAGACCCACGACCTGCTTGCCGCCAGCGGCGGTGCCGTCCGAGTACACGCCCTGCGCGAGCAGGTTCATCATGCTCGACTCGGCGACCTTGATGCGGCCTTCGAGCAGGTCGATCATCTGCTCCTTCCCGCTGTTCTTCAGCTGGTCCAGGCCGGAGATGACCACGGGGCAGGCGGCCTGCTTGAAGTCGAACTGCGCGGCGCTGAGCACGTCCTGTGCTGCCACCGGCAGCAGGTCGTAGCCCGAGTACCAGCCCACGTTCGCGTTCTCCGCGAAGCTCAGCTCTTCGAGGATGAGCGAGCCGCCCGAGACGGTGCGGATGTTGCCGCGCGAGTTCAGGCGCGACAGCAGGGCGTTGTTCTTGGTGACGTTGTCCGCGAGCTTCTTGCTGCGGTTCTCGATGGTCGTCGCGACGATGTCGGTGACGTTTGGGAATGCCATGGCGGCCTCCTGAGGTGGTGGTGACCGACCTGTTTGGAGATGGCCCGAGGGTTCATCCGCGCCGGTCTAGTGGCGCTCGCGAACCGGATGGGCCCGCCATGGGCTTCCGGGGTGAGGTGGGGTCAGGTTCGACCAGCCTCCTCGAAGGCGGCTTCGAGGGCAGCGCGGATGGAGTCGTTCTTCGGCACCGTGGCCCCGGCTTCCAGGGTCGTGTCGCCTTTGACGCTCGCCGCAGCTCGCTTCGCTCGAAGGACCGCTGCGGAGTTGCTGCTCGTTTTTTGAGCAGCCGCTCGCTGGGCAAGGATGGTACTCACGCCCTCGTGCATCTTGCAAGCCTGCTCGTAGATTTTCTCGATGTCCACGCCCTGGCCCTGGCGCGTACGAATCTCCACGAGGTCGGCCATGATGCCGGCCACGTCGCGATAGAACTCGTGCGTCTCGCCGAACGCGGCGAGCTGCTGGCGCATCTGCGCATCCTCGGCCTGCTGCTGCTGCGCGAGCAGCTGCTGCTGCTGCGCCAGGAACTGGTCGAAGCGCGGGTCGCGAAACTCCTGCTGCTGCTGGCCGCCCTGCGGCACCGTGCCGGCCAGGATGCTGTCGAGCATCTGCACGTCGATACCGAACTGGCGAATGAGCCCGCCCACCAGCTGCGCCTTGCTCATCGGCGTGCCCACGCGCAGCTCGGCGGCGGTGCGCATGAGGTTCTCGACGGCCTGCAGCGGGCTGCTGTTCTCCTGGCGGATGAACATCTCGTAGGGCCGCACCACCTGCTCGAAGGCGTCGATGAACTGCCGGTGCTGCGCGCCCTGGTGCAGCACGCGCTGCATCTCCAGCTCGCGGCGGTGCACCTCGGCGCGCACCTCCGGATCCACCCCGGCCCACTTCTCGCGCGCCTGGGGCGTCCAGCTCGCGGGCGCCTTCAGCTCGCCGCCAGGAGCAGGCGCTGGAGAGCCCGCAGCGGGCTGACCCTGGCCCTGCCCTGGCTGCTGCTGCTGCGCGGCCGCCTGGGCCCCGCCAGGGGCCTTGCCGGGCTCGTCTGTCGCCTTGCTGGGAGCGAACCGACCCTTCTCGTCGCGCGCGCGCCCGTCCTCGGCCGGGGCCGCCTCGCCGCCTTCACCCGCGTCGCCGGTCTCGTCGTCGGCCTCCTGCTCGAAAGCAGCGTCCAGCTCATCGCGTAGGGACAGCTCCTGCTCGGACTGCTCCGAGGGGTTCTGCGTGCCGTTGGTTGCCGTGTTGTCTGCCATGTCGTTCTCTCTCTGATGACCCTCTGCACCACGTCACGCCACTTGTCGTGCGCGTTGGTTCACGTGAAACGTCAGCGCTGCGGCTGCTCTGCGGCCATGCCCTGCAGCGAATAGCCGAGCGCGCCCAGCGCGGCGGCTGGCTTCATGCCCTGGCGCATGAGTTCGACTGCCTTGGCCCAGTCGGCCTTGCTGAAGAACTCGCGCGTCTTCTGGATGTCGGGGCGAGCGGTGCCCAGCAGCTCGTCCCGTTTGATCTTCTGAGCGATCAGCCCGCGCACCTCGTCGCTCTCGCTGACGTTGCGCGCCAACTCGGGCGGCGCGTCGGCGAAGCGCTGCAACGCTCGTGCGGTCGCGATGCCCTGGCCGGCTTCGCTCGCGGGGGTCACGCCAGGGACGTATACGCCCTCGTAGGCGGCTTTCCGCATCGTGCTGCCGGGGTAGGCCTGGGCCAGCTCGTCCTGGCGCTTCATGAGCTTGCGCTGGGCGTTCACGGGCGCCTCGGCGAAGTTCATCAGCAGCGCGCCTCGGTTGGTCGGCGTCACGCTCATGCCGGTGTCGCGCAGCGCGGCGGTCAGGCGCGCCAGCTCGTCGGCGTTCGGCTGCGTGCCACGCTCCAGCAGCAAGCTGGTCTTGCCAGGACGAGCGCCCAGCGTGACCGGCAGGTTCATCGCGGCGGCTTCCTGCGCGTCGACCAGCCCGCGCAGCCCTTCGACGGCCTCGACCGAGCGCAGCGTGTTCGGGTTGATTTCGGCCGGCGTGCCGGTGGCGAAGTCCATCAGCGGGCGGGCGATGTTCACCGGGTTGTTCTCGATGGCGCCCAGGCTGTTCTCGTACTGGCCCACCGCCTCGGTGGTCGGCTGCTGCTTGAAGCCGGCGGCGCGGTACAAGGCGTCGCGCTCGCCCGCACCGACGCTGGCCGGCATGCCGGCCTCGGTCGCGCTCATCGGCGTCTCGGTCGCCCAGGCGCCTTGTTTGCCGTACGCGCGCTTGGCCTCGAACGGTGCGTCGAGCATCTCGGGCACGTGGCCCACGTTGGCGCCCGGCACGTACTCGTAGGTGGCGCTGGCCGCATGCTTGGGCAGGTAGTCCTCGATGGTCTGGTTGGCCTCGCGCAGCGCCTTGACCATGCCCGCCTCGCCGCCGGCAAAGCGCGCGTTCTTGCCCCGCCCGTAGATGTCCTCGGCCTTGTTCAGAACCCAGGGAATCTCCTGCATCGTGGCGCCGGTCCAGTCTCGCTTGCCCATCACGCCGCGCGCGTTGGCGCGGTCGACCATCAGCGCGGTCTCCGCGTCCATGAACGGGTGCATGGTGTCGCTCACGCCGGCCTTCCACGGCGCGCCGCTCGGGTCGGTGTAGCCGAAGGCCTGGGCCATGCGGAAGTCGTTGACGCCGAAGGGACCCTCCTCGGGCAAGCGCGGGTCGTTCTTGTTGCGGTACTCGGCCACCTTCGGGCCCAGCTCGGCGTTGCGCCCCTGGGCCACGGCCTCGTCCAGCGTGTCGGCCGGCACCTTGCGGTACGGCAGGTCGTCGGTGCCCAGCGCGCGGCTGTTCTGGTGCTTCAGCGCGAACGCCAGCTCGCTCTCGGGCGACACGCCAGCGCTGTAGATCGCGGTCTGGTCAAGGCCTCGTTCGAGCTGGTGCGGCTCATGAATCTGCGCCTGGGCCGCCTTGGCGCGGTCGTACCACGTGCCCAGGCGCTCGGGGTCGGCGTGCGCCAGGGCATCGATGCCGCGATTGAACTGCTCGTCCAGGCTCTTGCGCATCGACCCCAGCTGCGGCCCGGTGAGCACCGTTCGCGGCGCGCCGATGTAGCCGCCCTCGGGTGCGGGCTTGAGGTGCTCGCCGCGCTTGGCCGCCTTGAGCACTGCCTCGCCGCCTTCCTGGGCGTACATCCTGCGGTAGACGTCGGGCTCCTGCTTCACGCGCTCGCCTCGCCCGCGCTGGCGCTCGACCACCACATCGGCCTGCTTCTCCAGGCGCTTGGCGGTGGCCTTCTCGCGCTGCGCCTTGGCCTTGCCGAACCCCTTGAGCGCATCACCGCCTTTGGCCTCCGCCGCCTCCACCGCCGCCTTGATGTCGGCGCGCGGGCCCAGGTCGACACCACCGCGCACGGCCTGCATGCGTGGCACCGGCGTGCCCAGCTCATCGACCGCACGGGCGGCCGCGCGTGCCACCTTGGGCGCCGTCTTGGCAGCGCTGCCGGCGGCGCCACCGGCGAGCATGCCCAGGTCGAGTGCCTCGTCGCGCAGCTGCAGCGTCTGGCCGCTGCCCTTGGTCAGCCGCTCGCCATAGCCGATGCGCTCCGCACCCTCCGGGCTCTCGCCGATGATGAGCTGGCCTAGACCAGTTCCACCGAGCAGCGGCACGGCCTCGGGGATACGTGCCTGATCGGCGAACTCGCGTACCTCGCGCAGGGCACGCGCGAGCGCCAGGGCACTGGGGTACTTGGGCTTGGTCTCGGTGAGGTCGGCCATGTTCAGCCTCCGAGCTGGTTGATGGCGCGGGCCACGTCGGCCGCGCGCGTTGGGTCATGACCTGCCATGCGCGCCTCGCGGGCCTCGGCCTCGCGCTTCCACGTCTGCGTGAAGTCGTCGGCGGTGGTCAGGTTGTTGGCCTTCATGTACGCGCGGTGCTTGGCACGCGAGCTGATGTCGGTCCCGTCCGGTGCACGCAGTCCGTCGTAGTGCCTCTCGCTGGCCAGGGCGTTGCTGATCGCCATGGCGGGCACCACCTCGAAGAAGCGCTCGCTGGGCTGGCCGCAGTGCACGAAGGCGGGCGGCGCGGCGCAGTACTCGCGGATGGACATGACCGTGCTGGTGATGAAGCCGCACTTGTCGCAGCGGAACGTGTAGGTCGGCATGGTCAGACGGGCGGCGTGGGCGTGGGCGGGGTGGGCGCAGGCGGCGTGGGAGCGGGCGGCGCGGGTGGCGTGGGCGCCGGTGGGTTGGCCTCGGTCTGGGCCAACAGGTCTTGCACCTTCTGGCGAGCGATGAGCATCGCGCTGCGCGCGGTGGTGATCGCCGCATCGGCCTGGGCCAGTGAGACTGTCAGGCGCTGGCGGCGCAGCGCGATCTGCTCGCGCTCCTGCGAAGCCTGGAACAGCCTTAGACGGGCCGCGCGCAGCTCCGCCAGTGCCGCGTCGATTTCCTGGGTGGTTGCCATGGCGATGCGTCCTCACATGGGCATGTTGTTGACCGGCGCGGGCATCTGCGGCTGCATCGGCATGGCAGTGCCAGGGCCGGCGGGCAGAGGCACCGCACCGGGCATCGCACCCGGCGCGCCGAGCTGCGGCGGCGACGGCATGAGCGCGGTTTCCTTCGCGGTGCGCTCGGCCTCGGCGCCGAACTTGGCCGCCTGGGCCTTGTTCTTCTCGTCCTCGGGCGTGGGCTGCGGAGGCGGGGGCGGCTGCTGTGCGAGCTGCTGCAGCTGGCGCGCGGCCTCATCGAGCACACCCTCGATGGTCTTGCCACCCTTGAAGCCGGCAGCGGCCCACTGCAGCAGCTTCATGAGGAAGGAGCCCACGGCGGGGTTGTTCTGCACGATGGGCGCGGCGGCCATGAGGTAGTTCGAGGTCGCACCCAGGAACTCGGTGCGGGCCTCCTTCTCGGCCGCCCAGTCGGGCGCGGCCAGCGAGTCGCTGGTCACCTCGATGCTGTACATGCTCGTTCCGAAGTCCTTGAGCATCTCGATGGCCTGCTGCGCGAACTGCGCGTCGGGCGTGCGCTCGATCTGCGAGCGCTTGAGCATCGTCTCGGGCTGGAACAAGTTGGCGATGATGTTGGCGCGAATGCGCATCACAGCGCTCACGAAGCGGGCCACCTCGTTCTGCAGGTTGCTCAGCCGCGCGCCCCCGTACTGCACCTTGAGCTGCTGCGCCGTGGCGGTCTCGCTCGCGACGCTGGCCCCGCGCATGATGTCGCTGATGCCCAGCACCTCGTACAGGTCGTGCTGCAGCTGGGTCTTGCGCTGGTTGAGCTGCACGATGGCGTTGACGAAGGCCTCGATGGGCATCCAGTCGACGACGCCCTTCATGCCGCCCTTCTCGACGAACGCCGACCAGTTGTCCACAGGCACCAGGGAGTTCTCGACGGCGGTGGTCAGCAGCTGCTTGATGGGCCCGGCGGTCTTGTCGTACACGCCTGCGGCCTTGACCGCATCGGTGAGGTTCGACAGCTTGGAGTTGACGCGGTCCAGCTCCCTGTACAGGTCTTGCGCCATGGCGTAGTCGGGGCGCGGCAGGAAGGCCTTGGTGAGCGTCGTGGCGACCACCGGCTGCGGGCAGGGGAAGAAGTCCTCCAGCTCAAGCGGGTCGGGTTGCTCATCGAGCACGAAGGAGCAGCCCTCGACGTACCAGCACACGTAGTTCTCTTCCTTGTCCCAGATTTCCCACACGGCGGCCTGCTTGAACGGCGTGGCCTTGAGCACGTCGTCCTGGCCATCTCCGGCGGTGTCCTGGCGCGCCTGCATCGGCACCATGCCGAGCTGCTCGGGCGAAAGCTTGAAGCGCTTCTTCAAGCGCGCCTCGTTCATGTACACACGCCGCGCGACCCAGCGGCACTCGCGCCAGCGCCGGCACGGTGAGTAGCGGAAGTCGTCCCAGTACACGTAGTCGACTTCGGCCTCCTCGTTGATGATCCGCTCGGCCTTGCGCGTCATCGGCTGCTGCGTCTTCTCATCGAGCATGGGCTGGCCGCTCATCGGGTCGAGCACCGGCTCGTCGTACTCCTCGGTCTCGACGTCGTAGCGGCACCAGACCTGCCCCAGGCCGCTGACGAAGCGGTCCTGCACCGCGTCGCGCATCGCTGCGTTGGTGTCGTCGTGCTCGCGTTCGATGTCGGCGTTGAGGATGCGCTGCATCATCAAGCCGGCCACGCGCGAGACGTCGTCATCGAAGTCCTTGAACTTGCGGTCCACCTCGGCCTTGGGCAGGCGCCCGTAGATCGCCGACAGCACCACCTGCACGTTGGACCAGAACAGGTTGGTCTTGCCCGCGTAGGACGCCAGCGATGCCATCTCGCCGTCGCTCATGTCGAGGTAGGCCTTCTCGCAGTCGCGCGCGGCCTTGGTGAAGCGGGCCATCCACTTCTTCGATGCGTTCAGCTCGGTCTGCCACTTGCGCGCCTTCTTGGCGCTGTCGAGCAGCTTGCCCTTGCCCTTGCTCGCCTCGCTGTCGAGCTTGGGGTCGGTGCCGGTGTCGTACTCCATGGGTCACCTCAAATGCGGCGCTCGCGGCGGCCGCGCTGCTCGTGCAGCTCGTCCAGCGAGAAGGGGTAGAAGTTGCCGTCGTACGTGGGCTGCGCCTTGGGCTTGCTCTCGCGCACCAGCTCGCGCACCACCTGCGCGCCATAGCTGAAGGCGTCCGAGCCGTGGCTGGCCCAGTCGTGCTCGGGTTCGGACGAGAACACCTTGCGCTCGTCGTCCCACTTGAATGCCCAGGCGCGCAGCGCTTCCAGGCCGCGCGCGCAGCGGTCGATGTGAAAGCTGCAGTGCGGGATGACCGAACGCGCCGCGTTGATGCGGTCCTGCAAGTTGGTCTTGGGCACCACGCTGCACGCGAAGGCCTGGGCGAACTGCTCGACCACCGTGAAGCGCGTGGCCATCGTCTTGGCGCGCGCGTCGTGCGGCAGGTACACGTGGTCAATCGGCACGCCGCAGTTCTTCAGCCGGTCGATCCACTCGCTGGCGTCCAGGCCGGAGCCTTCCTCGTAGTGCACGAGGTCGAAGCCGCCGAGCTTGAGCTGCCAGAACCAGAACGCCGCCGCATCGCGGTAGCCCAGGTCGCACGAGACCACGATCCTCGAGCCCGGGCTCCACGTGGCATCGGCGTTCACGCGCCCATCGCGCTCGGCGAGGTTGATGTAGCGCCCGACGATGGCGCCCACGTTGGCGCTGCTGAAGTCGCAGTAGTACTCCTGCTGGATCAGCTCCTCGGGCATGTCCTGCGCGCGCTCCAGCTCCATGTCCGCTTCGCTGAGCACGCCGGTCTCGCGGATGCTCATCACAGCGGTGAACGCGCCGGGCAGCTTCTTGGCCACCTCCAGGGTCTTGAACGCGTGGTTGTAGCCGCGAGGCGTGTAGATGAACGACACGCTGCCGTTGTTCTCGCGCAGGATCGGGCGCACGAAGTCGTACGCGCGCGGGTCCGTCAGGCTCCACTCGCTGAAGGTCACGTGCACCGGCGAGGCGCCCACCAGCGAGTTGAAGTTGTCCGCGCCGACCACCTGCACGATGGAGCCGTTGATCAGCTCCAGCTTCATCTCGTCTTCGAGCCTGCGCTTGACGAGGTTGGGCGGGAAGGTCTGGTGAACGAGGTTCTTGCCCTCGCTGGTGATGTTGTCCCACACCACCTTGCGACCTTGCTTGAGCGTGGGCAGGCAGTGCCAGTACAGCCCCGTGCGCTGGAAGGCCTGCTTGCACGCTTGCGCAAGCGCAGTGCGGTCCTTGCCGCCGCGTCGATGCATCACCCAGACCGCGAACTTGCAGCCACGGTCCATCGCGGACATGTACGGCAGCTGGTAGTGGCGCGGGGTCATCCCCCCGTCGATGACCAGATCAGTCGGCATCGTCTTCGGGCTCGATGGTCTCGACCACGTGGCCACCGTTGGAGGCGAGGCGCAGGGGCGGCTGCACGTGCTCGACCACGGGGCTGTTGAGCACGCCGGGCACGGGCCCGCCCGTCACGTTGATCGTCTGCACGACGAAGCGGATGTTGGCGTCGCCTGCGCCGTCGTCTTGCTGCAGGCACTTGCCCAGCAGCGCCATGAACGGGGCGTTGTTCTTCTTGCGGGCCTGCCGCACGAGGAACTGCACGCCGCCCACGAAGTTCAGCGCGGTGAGCGTCTGCAGCCGGATGTCCTTGCTGATCGTCGCCTTGCTGACCTTGTTCGGCGTCCCACGCTGGCGCCCGCCCACCTTCTTGCGTGGGGCTCGTGCTGTCATGGGGGTACTCCAGAAAGGCAACAGCCACCCGAAGGTGGCTGCTGGGCGGGGGCGGGACTGCTGACACACCAACCCCCACGGGGGCGCATTCTGGCCTAGACCACTCCCATGCGCAACAGTTTGGCGTACAGCTCGCGCTGCGCGCGCTCGATCAGCGACTCGCGCGCAGCCTTGTCGGCCGGCATGCGCCCGATGAACAGCACCTCCACGCCCATGCACTCAGCACGCGCGATGTGCTGCAGCGCGACCTGCATGTCGAAAGGCATCGACTCCACTGCCGTGTCGATTGCGCGCATTTGCATCGACTCCAGCTCGTCGCTGTCTTCGAACGAAGGCGCGGCATCCAGTGAGGCACGCGCGTACCCGCGCTCGTGCGAGTACGCGCGGCGCCACTGGTGCCAGCGCCCGAGCAGGGAGCCGAGCTGGTGGTCTGGTGTCACAGCGGGCCCAGGATGCGGCCGCGCAGGGCGTCGCTGGCGGCCAGCCGGCTGGTCAGCTCGGCGACCATCGCGGTGCCCTCGGCCGACAGCTTGCGCGGGCAGGGGTCGTGCGTGCCGTCGGGGTAGGGCCAGTTGCCGGTCTCGAAGATGTGCAGCTTCGGGTCGGGCGGGCGCACGATGCACCGGCTTTCCCACATGGCACGCACGCGGCGCGAGATGCCCAGCGGCTGCAGGCAGGGCGGGTCGTAGATGTCGAACGGGTTGGCCGGGTCGTACTCGGCGTAGTCTGCCGTCAGCTCGGCAATGGGCGCATGGCCCAGGAGGTGGTCACGCATGGTGCTCTCCGTGTTGGTTGTCGATCAGGGCGTGCAGCCGCTCGACTTCGCTGAGCAGCACCATGCACACCTCGTATGGGTCGCCGCCCATGGGCCTGCCGGCGCGCCACAGGCTCGCGCGGCTGATCGCCTCTTCCACCTCCTCGGTGTATGGGGCCACCGAGTCGGTGTCGTCCGGGCGGGCCTCGAACAGGAGGCTGTCCTCGGCGCTCATCGCCGCCCCTCGAATTCGAGCGAGTAGTGGTTGCCGTCGTTGAAGCGGCCGCCCCATGAGCCGCCCATCGATTCCCACCACTCCCCGAGCGCGCGGTGCGAGTCGCTGTCGCGCAGGTAGATGCCGCCTCGAAACAGGTTCAAGTCGATGGCCAGCCGGTCACAGTGCAGGCTGCGCTTGATGCCCAGCTTGTTCTTGGCCAGCCGCACCGCCTCGAACTCCGAGCGCCACGCCTCGCCCAGCGTGACGTCGTAGCCCATCTGGTTCGCCTTCGCGATGAGCTGCGCGACCATGCGCGCGAACTGGTGCTGCCGGCGCAGCAGCTCGCCCGGCGCGGCCATGGCTACACCTTGCCCACGAGGGTGGCGGCCACCCAGCAGGCAAGGCCTGCAGCGGTGAGGTTGATGCGCCCGGCCGGCACGCCCAGCGCGGCGACGATGAACAGCACCAGGGCTGCAACGAGAAAGATCAAGCTCAGCATGTCGTTCTCCCTTTTGATTGGCGGGGGGTTTGTGGTCTCACCGCCATCGACCCTCGCTCAGGTCATGTCGGAGACTTGCTCGACCGCGTTGGGCACCTTGTCGGCGACCACCTGCAGATTCGCGCGAATCTCCGCGACCTTGTCGACGATTTCCTGACTCACCCCGCCTTGCGCGACGAGCGCTTCCAGCTCGGTGATCTTCGCCAGCGATGCATCGGTCTCGCTGGCGACTTCTTGCAGCAGGGTGTGAATGCCCTGCAGTGTTTCGAGCACTTCCTCTTTCGTGGCCATGATCAATTCCTTCAATTCGTTGAGACGCAAATTCAATTTCTCGTACAACACTTTCCCCCCCAATTCAAAAAGCCAATCCGACAAACTCATGGTGCTGTCCTTCGTTGAGCGGCGGCAAGCACGTTGTCCTTTTCTTTGTCGCCACGCGAGCTGCCGAATTCGAAATCGAATGCCGTGCCGATATTGCGTGCAAACATGCCACCCACAGCAATTAGGAAACCACCCGCTGCAGTGTTGCCATCGACCGTGCCCAGCGCCAGCATGGCTGCGATGACGATCACCGCAACGAAGGCGAGCGCGACCATGATGTCCGCGCGTGGGTTGCGCGGCTCGCAGCGGCGACGCTCGACGGCCGGATAGTCGAGATGCGGCTCGTGTTCGCTCATGGCGGCTGTCCTTTCACTCATCGATGTCCTGCGAGGTCTTCATGCGCAGGCGCACGCGAGCGCCTTTGTTGAGCACCTCCACCACACCGGCGGCCCACGTCTTGGGACCACCCTTGCCCGCGATCAGCGCGTGCTTGTTCGCGCCTTGCAGCAGCGGCTCGTAGCCACGACTGAGCACGCGCGCGTGAAACGGCTGCTCCATGACCGAGGCGCCATCGAGCGCATGCTCCTCGATGTACACCAGGGCCGTGAGCAGCCGCTCGTGAAGCCGCCGGCCTTCACATAGCTGCACGACCAGCGGGAACACGCGCAGCAGCAGCTCGCGCTTGCTGAGCATCAGGCGGCGCAGCGCCGCGATGCACTGCACACTGCCGGCCGCCCCGCTCTCGCCCACGTGCAGGTTGTGCTGCTGCAGCAGCTCATTGACCGCCAGGGCAAGCGGCTCGTCGTACAGCAAGCCGGCCTTGTGGCGCGTGGCCACACCCACCAGCCTGCGCGCGTTGTTGCTCACCACGAAGGCCTCGGCCTCGGCCGAAAGCGTCGCAGCCTCGTAGATCATGCACGGCACCGTGTTGACGTCCGAACGCTTCATCGCCCCGGCCAGACGGTGCATGCCGTCGAAGACCCAGAACTGACCGTCGCGATGAATCACCGACAGCGTGCCGAACGCCGCCCACATGAAGCTCTGCGCGATGCCGTTGGCGCGGTCGTTGTCCAGCCCGCGCTGGTAGGCCTCGTTCACCTTGAGGATGTTCTTCTTCAACATCGAGAAGCGCCCCGGGGCGTCCTTCATCCGCCAGCCGAACTTGTCGACCTTGCTCATCGTCCCTCTGTTGGGCAGGTCCACGGTGTCCGATAGCAGTCCGTTCGCGGTTGCCGTGTGCATGTCGTTCTCCGTTCTCGTTGCGAGCGATGTGCGCCGCTCGCTTGCGCGTCTCACTCGATGGCCTCCAGCACGTACTGCGCTCCCACCACTGGCTCGCCGAACTCGATGCGCACCGACCACGGCCCGCGCTGCTGCGCGTAGCGGTAGCGCACCTGCATGCGCTCGCGGTCGTCCACGCCGATCCACTTGGCCACCGCGTCGCGCACGTTCTTCAACGAGCTGACGAGGTTGTCATCGTCCAGGCCACCGCTGGGCGCCACACGGGTGAGCAGCACACTGCACGGCACACGCGGACGCTGCGCGGTCTTGAGCATCCAGCCCACCGCCTCCTGCTCGCGCTTGTTGCGACGGTCACGGCTGCGCCAGTGCTCGTGCTGGTTCATGCCCCGACCCGTGCGAAGCGGGATGACGATCACGAGGGCTCTCCTGGCTCCAGCTCATCGGGCGGCACCCGTCGCAACACCCCCACCATCCACGACGGCGGCGTCGGAATGTCATGCCCCGTCGGGCGCCACAGGTGCAGGCAGTACGCGTGGTTGTTGACGTACTCACCCTCGGGCGGGTGGAACTGCACCACGCAGTCGTTCGCGTCCCAGAACAGCGCCTTGATGAAGCTCATCTCGTCCCACGTCGGACAGCGCGTGGGCAGGCTCACGCTCACATGCTCCCACCCATGCTCGTCGCTCGCGATCACCGCCAGCGGCAGCTCGCGCAGCCCCTTGCGCGCAGCACGGTTGGGCACCATGAACGCCCCGTTGTTGCCATAGCTGTCGTCGCTGCGCAGCGCACCCTTGCGGATGCGGAACTGGTTCGGAACATGGAACGTCATGGTCTGCGCTCCTCGTCAGGTATCACCGGCGCACGCTCCTCCATCAGGTACGCCACCCAGTCCACATGCCGGCGCATGCGCGTGCACTCCTCGCGGTAGTGCTTCGACTCGGCCATCAACCACTGCACCACGTCCAGCAGCTCCGCTCGCGTGAGCTTGCGAACATCGCGGCCCTGCCACATCGTCACCATCGGCGTGTTCATGGCAGGCCTCTCAGTACAGCGTCTCGCCATCACCGAGCAGCTCGGAGTGACAGTCCCGCGCGAGATTCAGGCAGTTGTTCACCCACCGCGCCATCACGTCCGGTCGCCACCCGTTCCACCAGTCCCCATGGAACGTGTACCCCGCAGGCACCGCCGGGTTCATGTCCGACGACAGCCGCCAGTACTTCAATGCCTCCGGGTCCACCACCCGGTACCGCCAGTTGAACTCGACCTTCGGCAATGCATGCGGATGCGAGGCAGGACAGCGTCGACCACCCGCCCCATCACTGACCACACTGACCACGTGCGTGCGGTGCGTCGGCGAGTCCAGGTTCACCCCGTCCCAGCACTGCGGGAACGCAATGTTCGCCGTGATCACCGCCCCCATCGGACACTGCGTCGGAATGCCCCGCGTGTCGTAGTTCACCGCCCCATTCAACCCGTTGCAGTTGAACCTCCACGGCCCGCTCGGCGACGTGTTCGACCCCGACCCCGACAACATCCGCAACCCCACCGGCGGCACCACAAACTGCGTCCCAACAGGCAGGTCGTACCCGTGCTTGTAGTACGCCATGAACCCATCGGGCACCACGGGCGTTCCCGTGCGCGTGTCCACCATCGCAGGCGACCAGTACGCCGTCCGGTTCACCGTCCCCCCTCGACACGTCGAGTCCCCCACCTCCGCAATCCGCCCATCCTCGAACTGCGCATCCGCATCGGCCGCCGTGTTGCCCACGTACTGGTGCAGGTGAAACGCACCCCTCGTCCCAGGCGCCACCATCACATCGTCGAAGTTCATGTGCGACAGCTCGCACGTCGTCCGAAACGCACCACGGAACACCTGCGCCGGCTGCAGCGAGGCCCGGCGAATGCGAGGGACCGACGCACCAGCTCGCGGGGTAGGGATGCGACCCAGTGCAATCTCAGGTCCGTCCATGCCCATCGTGTTGGGGCCACCTCGGATGCCCGCGCTGGCTGGCACGGGGATGAGCAGAGGCAGTGCCAGGGCAGCTGCCCAGAACGGGTGGGGGCCTGGTTTCGGGCTGGCCGGTTTTGGGAGGAATCGCGGGGGAGGAGGGACCACCACTTCGTTCGCCCCCCGTCCTGCCGATTCACCCGCCCCTCCCCCCTCTGCGATTGCGCCGAGCCACATCACGTGGCGACGAGCCACGCCAGGAGCAGAGCCCACAGCACTGCCCCAGAAAGGATGGGGAGCCAGGGCACGTTCAGCCTGGAGCGTCGAGGCACACGAGGGTGCTCGGGCGGGGTCGAGTCGGGGGTGTCGCGAGGCATGGCAGCGGGATGGATTGCAGTACGCACAGGCGAATCGGGCTGCAGCCCGCGCCAATGCTGGGGGTTCGCGTTTCGATGGAGAAGGCAGGGCAGCGGATCGGTCGAGAAAGCTCATGGAAGGCCTCCAGGGCGTCGAGAGGCCAGGGCTGGTACCCAGGCCTCAACCACCTCGTTTTGCGCGCTCTGGCGGGCCGAAACAGGCCCTGCTGAGGCTGCATCCTTGCGCTGTCCCTCCACGATTGCGAGGGCGTACGCGAAAGGCTTGTGCTTGGCCACGGCTGTCGCAGCAGCCATGCGCAGCTCGTCGTCGGTCACGCCGGCCTTGAGCAGGCGCAGCAGCTGAGGGTGTGCGGGGTTGACGTCGGGCATGCCTGCAGCGCGCATCGCACGGCATGCCTGACCAGCTCGGGTGGGCGCGATGGGTGGCTCAGGCGGCTCATCGGGCTCTTCAGCGCGAGTTGTAACGTCACGCGTGACGTCTACGTACGTAGTACGTATATTGGTTGTAGGTTGTGGGTTACTACGTGGATCACGCTCGGAGTCACGCGTGACATCCAGCGTGACGCCGTGTTCTTCCATGAGCAGCCGAAGTGCTGCCATGGTGGAGTTGAATGGCGGGACGACCCCCACATCGCGCAAGGCAAGGAACATCGCGACGCGTCGTTCCCGTGCACGCTGCTGACGTGCACGCCATGCATCTTTTTTTGCAACACGCTCCGGTTCACGCTCCACGTAGCGGCTGACTTCCTCGTCCACGCGCGGGTTGTGCCAGCCATCCTCGTGGATCTCGAAGAAGCGATGCAGCACGGTGCTGACTGCCTCACGCTCGCGCGTACCTGTGGCGCGGGCGATCTTGCACACGTCCTTCACAAGCAGTGGCAGCGGCCGTTCGTGCGCGTAGTACCAATCCACGAGGCGCCTGTACACGCCTTCTTGCACGAGAGTCAGGTCGCTGGTCTTCTTCAGCCAGTCGCCGATGTGGTGCCCGTACCAGTTCATGCGGGCAGCTCCTCGGTGCTGGTGAGGTCGGCACGCAGGGCGGCACGCCACATCGTGCGTTGTGTGATGGACAGGTGTTCACCAGCTGCTTCACGGGCCTTGAGTCGATGGGCCCAGGCTCTGGGGTCACGCTGTTCGCTTCTCAGGCTTGCCATGCGGGCCAGGGCGGCCCGTACGCGCTCGGGTGAGGCCTTGGGTGCGGGGAGCACCTTGGTGGGCTCCACGGGGCCTCCGAAGCACAGCGAGCGGAACTGCAGGCAGTTGGGTGGGTGGTCTGCCGGGAGGTGCTCCAGGGCGTGCTTGATGCCTGGGCCGCCGATGTTGTGCAGCTCGCGGGCCCAGGTGCCCTTGACGTGCTCGGGCTGCAGCCCGGCGTACTGGGCCAGGAAGCGCTGCCCGTACACCAGGGTGAGCTTGGTGAAGATCGCCTCGACCCAGTCAGCCGGCAGCGGCATGGGGGTGCTCCTGCTTGTAGGCCCGGGAAAGTCCTACTCGGCACCACCCGTGCGTTGGCAACACTCGTTGCGGGGGATCAGTCAACCAGAGGCGAACGCCCGGTGACAAAATGCAAGCAGCCGCCATGACTCACAGCGCAACCGCATCTTCCTCAATGGGCTCCAGCCGCAGGCCCTGGGCACGCAGCAGCTCGGCTCGCATTCGCACTCTGGCGGCCAGGACGCGATCCGCAATCGGTCGAGGCAGCGGCTTGTCGCTCGGCCACTTGTACACCGCCTTCACACCACACCCCAGGTGCGCCGCTGCTGTCGCCACGGTCCCACCCAGCAAGTTGAGAGCAGTCTGTTTCTTCATGGGGCGTCGATTTCACACCCGCCTCGCACCGCGTTGCAACGCTCTCGACACACAGTCGTCCTAACCGCACTCCACGTCACTCCATGGCAAACATGACCCTCCTCGAACGCATTGACATGGCCCTACAGCACGCGCGGAAAACACGCGGTGAACTGGCCGACGGCATCGGAATCAGCACGCAGGCGATCAGCAACCTGAAGCGAAGACCTGGGTCCACGCTGCGTCCAGAAAACGTTGCAAGGGCTGCGGTGTACCTGGGTTGCGACATCTACTGGCTATGCACCGGCGAGGGCGGGAAGTACAAGCCGCACGAGGCTGGGCCAGTGCACTCTCTCATCGCGATGGAGGTAGCCAAGTGGCTTGATGAGATGAGCGAAGCGGACAGGCACAAGGCCTTCAGCCTCATCTACCAGATGCACAAGGGCAACTGGCCCAGCATGCCCAGCGAAGACGCAGCCGCGCTCGCTCAAGCTGCACCGCACAGGCACAAGTGACTCTCAGCTCGGGCGTGCAACGCGCCCGAGTCGCCTCATAGGCACTACACACAGTCGGTGCATTCCCATGCACCGGGCGCCCTCACCCAGCATGCACTGAAGCACCAACACGTGGTGCAACGTGCGGCCATTCGCCCCAAAGCGAATGTGTGCTACATGGTGATGGTTGCAGCGCGGTGACAACCTGATGTCAACTCGCGTTCCCATGATCGACAACCAGATGCTGTTAGGCGCGCAGCGCCAGCTGGATGTGGCGACCCATCGCAACGAGCGTGCGGCCAAGGCGTACGAGCTGTTGCGCAACGAGTTCCTCGACGCCATCGACCGTGACCCGCGCGAGCTGGTGAGCATGCCCGGGGTGGCCGGCGAGCAGATGCAGCTGGTGCAGGCGGTGCTCGATGAGCTGGTGGTCGAGGATGACCTGTACACGCTGCTCACGATGCTCAACATCGTCCGCTCGGCCGCCGATGACGAGCAGCCGCTGGCGATGAGCGTGCTGTCATCGCTCGCGCACCGCTACGCGCGGCGGCTGACCGACTACATGACCGAGCAGGGAGCATTCGATGAGTAGGACGCCCCACGACTGGTTCGAGCGTGTGCAGCACGGCAACGCGTTCGAGGGCATGGCACTCACCCGTTGGCAGCGCC